AAGACTTTTTTAGAAAATTATGTTATAATCCCATCGTTGCCGCTCCCTATACTGGTGACGGAAGGGAGGTGCACAAATGATATCATTATACTCTTTTCTTTTTTCGGTATTGGCTGGTATTATTTCAGGAATCATTGTTGAGATGATTATGAAGTTACTTAGCAAGTGGTTTGATTGGAAGAAGAAGTAAAGAACAACGGCAACCAAGCCCAAAATAAAACCCCTCGGTATTAGCGGTACCGAGGGGTTTTTGGTGCATAAATGATATCACCATTTACTCTTTTCTGACTTCAATATATCATATTGGGTCAGATAATTCAAGTATATTCTGGTTTTGAAATTTTATGTATGATTGTGCGATGCAAAATTATTGAAAAATGTAAAGTGAGCTAATAGGTGCCTCAGGAGATTTCGGATATGTGAAAACCAGTCTTGGGGTAGGTTTTTTGCACAAAAACGCATGTTTTTTGATGTAATCTGTAAGGTTTTCCGTAAAAGAGCATGTCATATCCTATAAGAGGGGAGGCTTCTGGAAACCTCAATATGCGATTTTTTTAGTCTGTATACTGAAAAATGCGTATTTAGTCAGAAAGCTGTCTACAAAAAAGAAAAGAGCAGCGGATGAGCTGCTCTGTTATGTAAAGAGATGTAAAATTATTTAAAGATGTAAATAGCAGAATTTTCAGCATTGATATAATCAGAGTAATCGTATGAAAAATGTTCGCCAATTAAACTTATTTTATCTCCTTCTTTTGGAAGAAGGTCTTCGGTAGTATTTATAAAACAAGGTAACGTGTTGCCAGGACCGTTATTAAGATATATTACATAATTAGCGAATCTGTATGCGGATGCATAATTATACTCATCAGAAGAGGTATCTACGCTTTCTAGATACTCCTCTTTGCCATCATCGGATGCGGTTATTTTCTCTATGGAATTTACAGTTCCCATAATCCGCTCTGAACCATCAACCGCTATAGCATCAGTTACATTATCGGCAAATTTAACTTTACTTATATCAGGGGATTTGATTTTGCAGTCTGAAAGGTATTCGGATATATATTTTGTACCTTTTTCCTCATCTTTCTTTTCCGCAAAAAGAGTTCCCTCGATTGCTACATTACTACCAGGTTCTAATAGTGCAGGTGAGTTAGGGTTTTCCGAAAAAAGGCACATAAATGTTGTAGAATCAAAGTCTGCATCTTCAGAATCAGGTTCAAAATCTTCATCTTCATAATCATCGGATTCTGTATCCTCGTTGGAGTTTTTACTGGTACTTATAAACAAGAATGAAGGGTAGGTCGTATCAACCTTTCCCCTGATGATAATAGTTTGATTTAAAGAAAATCCACCAGACTCTGCTTCCTTTTTAACAAGTTCAGTATATTTGGAAGACTGAAGCTCGTCTTCACTCCAGTATTGAGTTTTTTCTTCGATAGAACTAAGTATTTTCCTGTAAGTTGGAAGAAATTCGTCAATATTATATTCTTTAACCGAAGAAGTTCCAGAAGAACATCCACACATTCCAATTGCTAAAATCATAGCAAGTAGTAATCCTAAAATTTTTTTCATAAGTTTTTCCTCTTTTAAATTTATTTATTGTAGTTCTGTAAATTTATTTGAAATCTGCTCGGTAAGGTTTTTCTGCTGTGTAGCAGTTAATTGACTTGATGTTCTAATCAAAACAGTACCAAGAACAATGTGAGAGCCTGAATCCATCATGCCATTTCCATCAAAAGAAGCAAGATAAGATTCCCGTTTCTTTGCATCCTTGGCAGAAGCAAAGACTTCAATAGCTCCACCGCCCTCTGTTCCCTTTTCAGCAATGGTATTACCATAAACATAATCCTGTTTTACTTTCTTACTTGAGAAATACACACAAGCGGTATATCCACCGTTTTTATTTAAAAGCCTATTAGTATCTGTTTTTTCGGTAACGGCTTCAACTCCGGAAATACTCTTAATCTGTTTCAAACGTTCCACTACAAAATCTTCCGAAGGATTTGTTACCTGTTTAAGCTGTTTGATGCTATTTTCCAAATTAGTCTGTGCCTCAGAAAGAGTGGATATAATATTTGAATAATCCGGAATGGTAGATATTTTTTTAGTTGCTACATTAATATCATTTGTCTTCTTTGGCATTTCTGGAACTTTCATTTCAGTTTTTTTAGCATCCGATAATTTACCTTTTGCTGTGGTAAGTGCTGCTGGATCCAAAGGTTCTTCTTTTGAATCAATTACAGATTTGAGAGAAGATACTGCCTCGTCTAATGGCTTATTACTTTCTTTTAAAGCAGAAACTGCCTTATTGAAATTAGCAACAGCTTCATCATGTGGCTTTTTGTACTGGAAATACCAGAAACAGGAACCCGCAACAATAACTATCAAAAGAATGATTATTGCAGGTATTATCTTTTTCTTTTTCATAATTTCTTACTCCTTTTTATGTATTAATGAAAAAATCAAATAGTTACAAGTAAAATTATACAACAAAATATGAAATAAGTACACAAAATTTGGAAGAATAATAGAGAAAATTATCCCTGTTATACAAACCGATAGAAATGACAAAAAAACTTCTACAGAAAAATCGTCCAATTTTAAAATCTGTTATAATCGCTTTCGAAAGGAGAATTTTATTTGAATCGTGAATCTGACATACTATTAATGATAGGAAATTTAATTCCAGAAATTACATATTGACGAAAATATGTTCGAGTTATATAATGGAATAAAATCGAACATACTTTCGGAAGAAAGGAGCGTTACATAATGAAGAAAGAGAACAAGGAGAGCAAAGAGATAAATTATAAGAAGGAGGGGAATAAGCTTTGGGATGGGATTGAATCCGAAGAAACAGATAAGAGAATCTATGAATTTATAGAACGTTTATATCTTCAAGAAAAAGCCGGGGTTTAATCCCCGGCCTTTTTACTTCAGCTCTAATTCATCTAAAATTTCTTCTATTTGCTTCCAGCGTTCTTCGCTGAGTCTTGCGAGTTTTACAAGAATATTTTTAGCAAATTCATTATCTCCAGTCATTAATTCATCAACTGCCGCTTGTGCATCAATATCATTTTCTTTAAACATTTCTCCATTACCATTTACAAGCCATTGGTAATTTATATTATAAATTTTGCAAATTAATGCAATGGTCTGGCTAGATGGTGTATTTTCACCACTTTCAATCTTGGACACAGCAGAGCGAGAAATAGAAAGTTTCTCCGCAAATTTTGTTTGTGTGTCTCCAGAACTTGTACGAACTTCTTTAATTCTTTCAGACAAAGTCATGTTAATGTTCCTCCCTTCTAAAATAAAGATAACATTAAATGTACATTTAGTCAACAAAAATATATTGACAATGTACATTTAATATGCTACTATATGTACATCAGATGAACAAAGTGAGGTGAGAATATGAAACAGTTAAAAAGAGAACGTTATCGCAACATGGTGAAAAGAATCAACGATTTACCGGACGATAAACAGATGTTTGTGATTGGTATAATCAACGGTATGTTGCTTACCGAGGAAACAAAGAATGAGACAAAGATGGCTGAGAAAGCAGGATAGGAGATGAGATAATGAAAAAACAAAAAAAGAATAAAACCATGAAGAAACTTGCTGACCTTGAAAAGAAATACCAAAGTCAGCAAAAAAGAAATAAATAATATTCTGTTAAAACTACGAGAAATAGGCTGTATTACTCGCTAGTCTTTTCCAGATATATTTTCAAAATATCTAATACGATATTTGCAATATTGATTTTGAAACCATCAATATTTCCGTCAAGACTCCTAGATTCCAATAGATGTTTATATTCATCCATGATGGAATTGTATAGTTCAGTATCCATTACACAAATCCTCCTTTTTGTACTCGGCATTGCAGTGCCTGTATAGAAAGAGTATTGGAGAATTAGTGAAAAGTCAAGAATAGTTGGAGAGGAGGTGAAACCATGACATTTTCTCAAAAGTTAAAATACATACTTTCAGAACAGAATATATCTCAGGCAGAGCTATCCAGATTAACAGGCATAAATAAAAGTTCTATTTGTCAGTATCTATCAGGCAAAAACATACCATCCAAGAAGAGACAGGGCGTGATTGCTACAGCAATAGGGATGCCAGAAGATTACTTTGGAAACGAAAACTTCAAAGAACCAAGTATATCATATCCTAAGATTCCGCGACTTACACTCACGGAGACGGCTGGAATCATGGGAGTGTCACAACGAGCACTTGCACTTGCTATTCAGCAGGGTATGTATTCATGGGCGCAGGCTTTGCCAGGGAGAAACAAGAAAAGACCTATCTATTTTATTAATGCCATTACGTTTGCAGAAGCACAGGGAATAGATTTGGAAGAATATAAAAAATGCACCTGCGAAGCGGCAACTCCAACAGGCGCATAGAAAATAACTCAACTAAATTGTAACACAAAATCAGGAAAATGGAAGGAGAAATTATGATTATGGAAGAAAACAAGTTTTTAGGATTAGAAGAGATTAAGAATTTGATTGAAAAAGTATATGCAGCACAGCAGGCAGGAAATTTTGTCAATTTTATTTATGGTAATTCCAGTATTAGCATACTTACTATGGTAGGAGAGTTTAATACAGAAAAAGAATGGTTTGGTCAGTTTAATATATTCATTTCATCGCATGAAGAACAAAAAGCAAACTATGATAAGTGCATTGCACACCTTGAAATTTTGGCAGGTGAAGAACATGATAATTAATTTCTTACTACATAAGTACAATCAAACGAAAGCTGCCCTTGAATTACAACCTGAATCGCCGCGTCTCCTAGAACGGAAAGCGGCACTGGAATGGTGGATTGCAATGAATATAAAGAAAAACGAGGTGTCGAAATGAAGACAATTAAGATAACAGCAGATAATAAGATTTCTATTGTAGATGTAGACTTTAGCAGCAATAGAGCAATCATGGATGCTATGGGCGGTCCTGTAGAAGTAGTTACAACAAATGAGTTGTATGATTTTTTTAAGTGCCCCGTTCTTATGATGTTGGATAAAAACGGTTACAAACCTAAAGATGTAAATGGTTTTTGTCCAAGTGCAAATGCAGTAGCCTCCTTTTTGTACGGTTATGTCAAAACTGGTATACCAGTTTTAGGCGATGTTATTTTGGCGCAACCGGCAGGGGGGCGCATAGAAAATTTAGAGGGTGTTGGAGAATTGGAAGAAAAGATGCAGATGTTAATGCAGCGTTTTAGTTTTCTGGAGACAACATGAAGAGAGAGCAGCTTTCAACAGATATTACAAGAATCCAATTTGATTCCATGGAAGAGTGGCTGGTAAATCGTAAGGGTATCGGCGGTTCCGATGCCTCTGCTATCCTCGGACTGAATCCATATAAAACAAATCAGGAACTGTGGATGGAGAAGAAAGGACAGATGTCTCCTGTGGATATCTCAGACAAACCATATGTCAAGTATGGAAATGATGCGGAGTCACCGCTTCGAGCCTTGTTCTCGTTAGATTATCCGGAATATACGGTTGAGTATTACGACAACAACATGCTCATTAATAAAAAATATCCCTGGGCACATGCTTCGCTGGATGGTGAACTGGTGGATCTAGACGGACGGAGAGGCATTTTAGAAATCAAGACAACAAATATCTTACAGTCTATGCAGTGGGAAAAATGGGATAACCGGATACCGGATAATTATTACATACAGGTCCTACACTATCTCTTGGTCACAGAGTATGACTTCGTAGTGTTAAAAGCACAGCTTAAGCGTGTAAGAGATGGCGAAGTGAGACTTACAACAAAGCACTACCACATTGAAAGAGAAGAAGTACTTGACGATATTGAAATGTTAAAAAACGAAGAGGAAAAGTTCTGGCACAGTCTACGGAGCGGACAAGGGCCAGGGCTTCTTCTTCCAGAAATATAAAGGAGGAGTAATCAAATGGAGTTAAAGATTTATAACCCTCGGGTCGATGGCTTTTTAAAGAGTATCGACTGGAATTTTGACGAATTAAAAGAAGAGATTACAAAAAAATCAAGCGATTATCTTAATCTTGTTTACAGCAGTGACCAGATTAAGGACGCAAAGCAGGACAGAGCAAACTTAAGAAAGCTTGTTACTGCCCTTGAGAATAAGAGAAAAGAGATTAAGAAAGAAATCATGGTTCCCTATGATGATTTTGCCGAAAAGGAAAAAGAATTGGTAGGAATCATTAACGAAGCAATCACCAATATCGATACGCAGGTCAAAGGATACGAAGAAGGATTAAGGTCGGAGAAGCTTGCAAAAGTCAAAGAGATTTATAAGGAGTGTATCGGCGATCTGGACCGTACGGTACCGTTTGAGAAGATTTTTAAAGACTCCTGGTTGAATGCATCTACAACTTTAAAGTCCGTGAAAGAAGAAATCACAGCTATTCATGACAAGATAGACGGGGATTTAAAGATTATCAATACGGAAAATTCTCCTTATGTTTATGAGATGAAAGAGGAGTATTTAAAAGACTTTGACCTCATGGCTGCTATGGCAAAAAAACAGCAGCTCGAAGATACAGCAAAGAAGAAAGCTCTCTATGAGGAACAGAAGAGGAAAGAAGTAGAAGAAAGAGAACGTAAGAGAAAAGAGGAGGCCGCCAGGGTAGAACTGGCCGGTAAGGTTCAGGAGGACCAGCAACTTCCGGATACGGAGAATGAGCCGGCAGATATTGTACCACAGGAAGCTATTCAGGAGCAGAAGCCTCTTAAACGTAAGAAAATCGTGATTGCAATCACTGCAAACGAAACACAGTATGCTTACTTAAATGAAGTGTTAATGAAATTAAAGAACAATGCTGAGAAAGTGGAGATTTTAGAGAAGGAGGAATTATAAATGGCAGTATCAAACACATTGGCAAAAAAGAGAACAGAGGCTTTTCAGAATGTTCAGTCCGCATCCTACGAGGTAGGAGGCATGAAGATTGAACTTACTCCGGAGATTGTAAAGCAGTACATGGTTTCCGGAAGCAAGGATAACGTCACAGTAGATGAAGTTATCATGTTTATGAATCTTTGCAAGAACAGCGGTCTCAATCCATGGGCAAAAGAGGCTTACTGCATTAAGTACGGAAGTGAGCCAGCAACGATGGTTATCGGTAAAGAAGCTTATATGAAACGTGCGGAAGCAAATGAGAATTATGATGGCTTTGAAGCCGGAATTATTGTTCTTGATGCACAGACACAGGAAATAATACATAGAACCGGTTGCTTTAAGCTGCCTTCGGAAGAGATTCTCGGAGGATGGGCGAAAGTTTACCGCACCGATCGCACTCATGCATACGAAGCAGAGGTTTCTTTTGATGAATATGCCGGCAGAAAGAAAGATGGAAGCTTAAACGCCCAGTGGAGTAAGAAGCCATCTACAATGATTCGCAAGGTTGCATTAGTACAGGCCTTAAGAGAGGCATTTCCTTCAGCATTCGGAGGCATGTATACAGCAGAGGAAAAGGGATTTGCAGAAGATGTTGCTGGTGAGGTTTATGTTCCTCCGGTAGAAGCTGCAGCGATCGAAGAAAAGGCAATGGTACAGCCAGAAGTGGTGGCTTCTGCTATAAAGGAGCCGACATCTGATCAGGGACGTTCGCAGGCACCAGAAGGCCAGCAGACATTTTTTTAATAAAAAGGAGTGATGAATTATGAGGCATGTTAATCTTGAAAAATTTGCAGATGGAGCATTATCTGCACAGGTAAACAAAGCATTGCAGAAGGTAGCAGAAAATATCGTTGATCCAAACACAGACCCAAATAAGGCAAGGAAAATTACTGTTACCATTACAATGAAACCAAACCCGGAAAGAAACTTTTCTGCCGCAGCAGTAGAAACAAAAGTTGCCCTTGCTCCAGAACTTGGAGCGATTGCCGCTCTTTCTATGGGTAAAGACTTAAACACAGGAGAAGTTGATTGTGTGGAAATCGGAAATCAAATTCCCGGACAGCTTTCTTTCGGAGATGTGGAGACAGTGGAACCCGCAAGAGGATATGACCCGTCTACCGGAGAAATTTATGAAACGGAACCAAACAGTAAAGTTACTGATTTAAGAGCAGTTAAATAGGAGGAAATTAATAATGGGATACGATTTAAAAGAGGCAATGGATTTTTTAGTAACACTTAACGATGAGGCAAGAAAGCCACACATAACAGAAATCGCAGGAAAGACATACTGCGATAAGAACCTTTTTAGATATGGTAAAGAAGAAATGGCTTCTCCGCTGACTGCCACAAGTTTAAATTCGCTCATTGATTATATCAATGAGAAACAGGATGAGTTCAGAGAATCTATGATTATTCATGTAGAATCTCCTACAAAAGTTCATCTTCTTTCCGGCCTTACAAAAGAAAGAAATAGAGAAGAACTGTTCACTGTAACAACAAATCCGAACGGATTTCAGTTTGATTATCCATATGATCAGGAATGTTTCATCATTAATATGCAGACTGCTTTCGAGCAGACAAAGGAAACAGCGATTATCCTCACAGTGGCCGGTAATGTCGAAAATAAAACTGTAGCGAATTATGGAGATGATGGAACAAGTCAGAAGGCTACAATAAGCAAAGGAATCGCAGGAAAAGAGGATGTGATTGTTCCAAATCCGGTAATGCTTCGCCCATATCGTACCTTCCTTGAAGTTGAACAGCCAGAGAGCAAGTTTATATTCAGAATCAAAGAAGGAAGAGACGGAACCCCGATGTTTAAGCTCATCGAGGCAGACGGAGGTCTCTGGAAATACGAAGCAGTGGCCTCCATTAAGGCTTTTCTGAAAGAACGTATTGATTCAAACCTTGATATCGCAATTATTGGTTAAGCATTATGTCAGAAATCACTTTCACGGTCCCCGGCCCTCCGAAAGGAAAGGCCCGGGCCAGAACCGTACATACAGGCGGTCGAACATTTTCCTACACTCCGGAGGGAACAGTTTTGTATGAGAATTTAGTAAAGACTTGTTTCTATCAGACCGGGGCGCATCCCTTTGATGCGGATGAGGAGCTTAAAGCAAATATCATAGCACATTACCCGATCGCAAAGAGTACAGGAAAGAAAAAGCGGCAGCAGATGCTTGCCGGTCTTATCCGGCCGACAAAGAAGCCGGATTTAGATAATGTTATAAAGAGTATCTTAGATGCGTTAAACAAGGTCGCTTATCATGACGATACGCAGATTGTTTCGCTGTCTGTAGAGAAATTTTATTCAGACTCTCCAAGAGTGGAGGTCGCTATAAGCAGCATATGAGAAAGGTGGTGGCTTAATGGGCCGCAAAGCCAAGACAGGGCTTAGTTACTTTTCTAAAGATGTTGATTATTATGATGATTTTAAAATCATGGACCTGATGAATGAGTATGGTCCATTAGGGCAGACGATTTATGATGTGCTGCTTTGCATGATTTATCATGAAGGTTATTACTTAGAGGTTCCCAGTATGGAGCAGTTAGCGGTAAAAATAATCAAAACCATCGGGAACCGCTGGGTAAAGAAAAAAGACTTTGTGTTGCAAGTGATTTATTATTGTGCGGATATAGGGCTGTTTGATAAAACCCTCCTTAATCAAAATATTATCACCTCTGCTGGAATTCAGCGACGCTACGATTCAGTGACTGTTAGGAACAAAGTCAATAAAGATAAATATCGGTTGATTGATAAAAACGGTCAACCTTTATTAAATGCACCCCAAAATCCTATTTCTGCAACAGAAACAACGATTTCTGCAACAGAAAAGACGATAAATGATGCAGATATTCAACAAAATAAAAGAAAAGAAAATAATACTTATATATATTATAGCAATCCGGAACTTAACGATGCCTTTGAAAAATATATCTTGATGAGAAATCAGCAGCAGCGTACCCCGTTGATGAAAGAACAGATAGAAGCACTGAGGCAGGAACTTTCTTCCTTGGGGAAGGATGAACAGGAAAGAATCCTAATCTGTAAGACAGCATTTATCAGAGGCTGGAAGGGATTTTATCCTTTGACGAAGAAGAAAAGCAGCTCATCAGGCAGGAGCTCCGGGAAAGCTAATAAACCAGGCAACAACAATTTTCATAATTTCGAGGGCAGAGATTATGATTATGCAGCGATAGAGAAAAAACTTACGGGAGGCAATTAAAGTGGCAAGGATAGATAAATTGGAACGTGCAAGACAGGAAGGTATGTCTTATGCACTAGAAGTTGCAAAGAAAAAAGGAATCGAAGGACTAGAAGAAGAACTTCGTATGAGAGGCATTACCGGGATTCCGATTGGAGTCAGCCGCTCTGCTGTAGATAAGGCGGTAGAGAACATAAAGAATCAGACACTGGATACTGTAAATATCTTAACAGCAATGACATTACATGATGAATTTGGATTCGGAGCAGCCAGGATAGAGCGTTTCCGTAAACGGTTTGATTTTAAGACAGAGTGCCTGATGGAGGATTATGTTACCTGGCTGGAGATGATAGACGCATTAAAAAAAGAGACAGGTCTTGAATATGCTATCCGGATGAATGATAAAGATGTGAAGCACAAAGAGCCGGCACGAAAACAGGCAGTTCCCTATGCCAGCAGACAGCATCGAAGAAATACAGAACGCAGTGCAAAGCGAATTGCCAGGAAGGCGAAAAAGCTGGACGCCCTCCGGGGTTAAGGATAGATACACATTGCAGTAACTTGTTGACCGCTCCATGATACAACACGGAGCTATATGCCATTGATTCCCCGACTTCTGTCGGGGAGAAAGGAAACAATGAAGAAAGTTAAGATAGATATTCCGTTAGAACTTTATACGGATAACGTGAGAAAAATTATTGAGCGTAGCCTTCATGATTTGGACGCAGAGCCTCCTTATATAGCATCTTTCCTATGCGATCCTAAGTTTACCGAGAAAGATTTAGAGACTGCATTGCATCTCTTAGAAAAGGCAAAAACAGAAACAACAAAACAAAAGTTTATTAGAGCAGAGCTGGAAGCCAGAAAAGAAATAGTTAATCCGGAAGTATTTCCAGAAGACTTAAGAAAGGATTGGGAAGATATGCGAAAAGCTGCAGAAAGGAGAAGAAAGAGATGATTGACGAAAAAAGACTCATTAAGGAATGTGAAGAGAGATTACTTGTAGGCACAAACGTAATTAAGCTGATTGAAGAGCAGCCTAAAATTTGTGAATGGATACCGTTAGAAGAAAAAACACCCGAGAACGGGGAACATGTATTGTTATCATTTGCAAATGAGAAGCAGAATCCACTTGTAGGTACTTGGAAAGTAGATGATGAGGGAGGAGCTTTTTATGCTCCATTTACAGGCAGAACATATGCGTCTTTAGGATATTTCACAAGTGCGTGGATGCCATTGCCGGAACCGTACAAACCAGAGGACATAAAAGAAACACCTTGGAAAAATAGAACATTAGGTGATTTCATGAAAGGAGCAAACAGATGATTAATCCATGCGTGAAATGTCCCGAAAGAGACCGTTGCGAGGGAATGAATCAGCCATGTAAGCAAGGTAAAGCTTACCAGAGATGGAAAGCCGGCTGCAAGAGAGTGGCGGAGCATACGAAAAGGGTGAACAAGAGGAAGAAGTAAATTATGAGTCACGAATACAGAATATTAGAACAAATGCTTATCAAAGGACAAATAAGCCGCCAGGAATTTAAAGAGAGGATAGATATCGAATATGGCAAGCTGGAGCAGGAGCTTATGAACGATGAGATTACACCGGATGAACATGTTGAGAGATATAATGCTTTGATGGAGCTGGAGCCTCAGTCGTTCGGACCACCGGAGTTGCATGAGCATATTTGAGGGGAGTAAGAATGAGTATAACAGAAGCAATAGTAATTATAGCGGCATTAATTTATACAGGATTTGTATTTTACATACTTAACAAATGAGGTAATCAGATGGATACACGAAATCACGAACATTACAAAGACAAAACGGCTCACGATGCAATTAAGGCAGCGGATAAGCCTCCTAATGCCGTAAGAGAGACGGTTGAGAATATGAGAAGAGAAGCAAATAAAAGAGGATTTGAAGTATTTGGACGGATTAAACTCAGAGATAAGAAAACAGGCAAGATTTATAGATAGCAGGAAAGAGGTGATTCCGTTGGAAAAGTCAGTCCTGATCCAGTACTGCGATATGCAAGCGGAGATAAAAGAGTTAAGGAGACTCATAAAAATGACGGAGGAGCGATTAGAAAAGATTGAAAAAGAAGGAGCGGTGAGCGATGTAGTTTCAGGAGGCATGGGAGGAATACAGCATTTTAAAGTGACGGGTTTCCCTACTCCAGAACACGCAAAAGTAGAACAATTATTAGTATCAAGGCGGCAACGCTTGAAAATGAAAGAAACAGAACTTCTCGAAATTACGAATCAGGCAGAAGAATACATAGAATCTATCGAAAAAAGCGAACTTCGCATCATGTTCCGCCTGTATTACATTGAAGGATTGACTTGGATGCAGGTAGCTTACAGAATGAATGATTTATTTCCCAAAAGGAAGGTGGCCTACACCGAAGAGAATTGCAGGAAAAGGAATTTTAGATTTTTTGAAGAAAATTTGAAAATGTCCCCCAATGTCCCCTCAGAGTATGATAAAGTGTAAAATGAAATAAAAAGGCATAGCCGCCTTGGTTATTTCTCCGTAAAACTTTCTTAAAATACATCCTATAGAAATGTAGGGTGTATTTTTTGTGTATTTTGGGGAATAGTATTTTGAACTGAATAGGAGTAGAATAGAAGAAAATGTTTCACGGAGGAGAAAAGAAGTGGCTCAAATTTATTTTTCAAAATTTAATATTAATTCTGAAATATACAAGGTATACGATGACGATGGATTAAAAGATAAGATTCTTAAAGAGGTATTCGAGAAAATAGATGAAAATACAAGACATACAGAAAGAGAAAAAAGACGAGGTGAAGAAGAAAAAGAAGTTACATATAAATTTTGCAATCTGATAAAAAATAGTAAAAATAAGGTCATTTGTGGACGATTAGTTAAAATTTATGAAGGAGAGATACAGAGTTATGATGCGAAAAATGATACTGTAATTACAAGTAATGCTAATAATTGTGCGGCAAGTTCAACTTTTTATTTCGACTTGAAAAGCGAGGAAATTGCTTTTATTACTAGAAATGCATTAGGGTATAATCAGTTTAATAAGTATTTTAAAGCATTAGTTGAAAAATACTTTGAAGACATTACTTTTGAAATTTTCTTGGAAAATAATATTGGAGAATTGAAGGAAAAATTATATGCTATGAGTAGAATACTTTCCGTTGAGGCAGTTATAATACCTCCAAACGCTAATCGTAAAGATTTCGCAAGAATTTTTGGGCCATCAGAAGAAGAAGTGCGGGAAAGTGGAGCAACAAAGGTTATTTCAAAAATGGAGGTAAGTGCGAAAAGTAAAAACGCTTTAAATATTGGAACAAGTTATTTTGATCGAATTTTATTGGCAATAAAAAAAGGATATGCTTCGTTAGTTGCAAAAGGCAGAGACGAGAATAATGAAAATTGTACTGTTACAAGTGAAGAAGATGCCCCTTACAAAGCTACCATATCAGATAAAGAAAAAGACGATTTAGAGTATTTTTCTATAAAGGCAGAAAATGAACTGGGGAAATTGCTTAAGAGCAAGCAAAGCGAGGATGATGATGACGAGGAAGAAAATTAAAGAATATTTTGATATTTCAGAAACATCATATTTTTCATTGTTAAAAAGTTCAGAAAAATGGAAAGAATTTTTTTTAGAAAAAGAAGCTATACTTTCACTGATACTATCAATTATTGCGATTATAGCATTGTATCAAGTTTGCGGACGAACGTTTGGAAATGAATTTAACGAATTAATAAGAAGTGTTTCAATAAGTGTAGGAGTGGCATTAATTGGATTATTAGGATTTACAATTAGTGGACTGGCTATCTTTACAGGAACAATTACAAATAAGTTAGTAAAAAATATAGATGATGACAATAAAGGGGACGCAATTATAAATGTTTTGTATAGCTTTTATTTTATAGGTGGAATAGATGCATGTGAAATAATTATCCTGTTAACAATTTATTTAATATCTTATATAGATAAGCCATTTTATGTTGAAATCACATATATTATTACTTTTATTGTCATATATTTATTTTTATTTATTATATTATATTCAGTATCTTTATTAGGAACTTGTATTAATTTGTTTTTAGTAAGCTATAAATATTATTTAGAAGAAAAGAAAGATATTTAGAAAAGCACCCTTCGGGGTGCTTTTCTTATCCCCTTAGCTCAGTGGTAGAGTAATGTCTCAGGTTCGATTCCTGGAGGGGATATTTCCAAAACGAATAAAGAGGTGGTGATGATGCCGAGAAAGCCGGACGAAAGAATAATTCAGGCAAAAGAACTATACCTGAAAGGATTGAAATTAGTTGAGATTGCAAGTCAACTAAGTCTTCCAGAAGGAACAGTTAGGCGATGGAAAAGTACTTATAAATGGGATAACGAACGTTCGGATAAAAATAGCGAACGTTCGGATAAAAAGAAAGGCGGTCAGCCTAGTAATAAAAATGCAGAAAAGCATGGTTTCTTCTCGAAGTATCTTCCGGAAGAGACCTTTTCTATTATCCAGGACATCGAGAAGAAAAATCCTCTTGATATTCTCTGGGAGAATATACAGATTGCTTATGCAGCCATCGTAAGAGCGCAGCAGATCATGTATGTAAAAGACCATGAGGATAAGACGATTGAAAAGATAGAGGAAAAAGAGGGAAATGTTATAGGTGAAAAATGGGAGGTACAACAGGCATGGGATAAACAGGCAACATTTTTAAAAGCACAGGCAAGGGCACAAGGAGAATTAAGGTCCTTGATAAAGCAATATGATGAACTGTTGCATAGTAATTATGAATTAGCAACAGAAGAACAGAAGGCTAGGATTGAGCAGATCAGGGCGAAGACGGCAATTATATCTGGTGTGGATGAAGAAGAAACAGAAGATGATGGCTTCCTAGAAGCACTGAAAGGCGAGGCATACGCAGTATGGGAAGAAGAGTAAAGAAAGCAGCCTTTAAATTCAGACCATTTTCACGTAAACAAAAGAAAATCCTTACCTGGTGGATGCCAAACTCTCCAGTTCATGACATGAACGGCATCATAGCAGATGGAGCAATACGTTCGGGCAAGACAGTCTCTATGTCGCTCTCATTTGCTATGTGGGCGATGGAATCGTTTGACGGTCAAAACTTTGCGATGTGCGGAAAAACAATCGGTTCTTTCAGGCGAAATGTTTTGTTTTGGCTGAAACTGATGCTTAAAAGCCGCGGTTACTATGTAGAAGACCATAGAGCGGACAATCTCGTAATTGTTCGCAGAAATGGAAAGGAAAATTATTTTTATATTTTTGGTGGCAAGGATGAACGCTCACAAGACCTCATTCAGGGTATTACCCTGGCAGGGGTCTTTTTTGATGAAGTTGCCCTGATGCCGGAAAGTTTTGTCAACCAGGCAACAGGACGATGTTCCGTAGACGGTTCAAAGTACTGGTTTAACTGCAATCCGGATGGACCTTATCATTGGTTTAAAACTGATTGGATTGATAAAGCAGAAGAAAAGAAGATAGTATATCTTCATTTCACGATGGATGATAACCTCAGCCTATCGGAGCGGATTAAGAAGAGATACCGCTCCATGTATACCGGTGTGTTTTATAAACGGTATATCTTAGGCCTTTGGGCTGTAGCGGAAGGTATTATCTATGATATGTTCAGTGAAGAAAAGCACGTCATATCAGAGTCGCAGAGCTATGTCGGTAGGAAGTATGTAAGTGTTGATTACGGTACCCAGAATGCAACTGTTTTCTTACTCTGGGAGAAGAACCGTAAAGGGCAGTGGGTTGCTACAAAAGAATATTACTATTCTGGAAGAGATGAAGCGGAACAGAAAACAGATGGTGAGTATGCGGATGATATGGAAGAGTTCGTCAGTGGGATTGAAATAGAATCAATCATTGTAGATCCGGCCGCAGCTTCCTTTATTGCAGAGCTTAAAAAAAGGGGCTTCAAGGTTAAGAAAGCAAAGAACGATGTTCTCGATGGGATACGTTTTGTTGGAAATCTTCTTAATCTGGGAGTTTTATTGTTTCTTAAAGATTGTAAGGAAACGATTAAAGAATTTGGTTCCTATATCTGGGATGAAAAGGCAGTGGAACGTGGAGATGATAAGCCGGTAAAGCAGCATGATCATTGCTTAACGGGCGATACGCTTATAGATACAGTTGATGGTCCGATTCCAATAGAAGAACTTGTAGGCAAGACAGGAAAGGTATATTGCTATGATATAAAACGTAACAGAGGAACCATATCGACATTTAAGAAAGTGAGAAAAACAGGAAAAAATGTAGACGTCTATGAACTTATATTACAAGATGGAACATATATAAAAATGACATCAGACCATCTTTTATATACTCAAAGGGGATGGGTGCCATTAAAACAACTTAAGAACAATGATGAAATATTAAAAATAAATCCTTGACAATTATTGCCCGTACATTTATTATAATATTTGTACGGGCAATAATTAGGAGGTGAAAATATGAGTCCAGCAGGAAGACCTAAATCTGAGAACCCTAAAAATGTACGTTTGGAAATAAGACTAACAAAAACGGAAAGTCAACTTTTAGAAGAATGTTCAAGAGAGTTAAAAACGACAAAAACAGATGTCATTGTTAAAGGAATTGAAATTATTCACCAAGGATTAGGTCAAGTAAATAGAAAAAAATAGAGATTCACCCACCGACCAAAGTAGATTGAATCTCTATCACATGAGAAGTTTCCTTCTGCAAATATTATAATGCAGATGGAGACTTCTTTCAAGAGCTAAAATTTGAAAGGAGTTTTTATTATGCCAGTGAAAAATGTAATCAAAAAAACAAAGACTATGATAGGAAAGATTAATCCATATTATGATATGACTAGTTCGAATGTGAGGGAGTTATATGATGCGTATCCAAATCAGCCGTTTGAATTAATATGTTCTAGTTTTAAATTTGGGTATCTTCAGGGAATGAAAGCCGCAAGAGCTGAAATGAAACGGAGGGAAAAATAAATGGCTGAAAAATATCAATTTTTTGATGGAAAAAAGTTCACTAGAGACGATAAAACAGGTTATTATCTATGTTCTACTGGAGATGAAAATAATGTAAGAAAACGGATGCATGTGTATGTATGGGAATACTTTAATGGACCGATTTCTAAAGGATATCATATTCATCATATTGATGGCGATAAAAGTAATAATGATATTCAAAACCTTCAGATGCTATCTGCTACAGAACATGAACGCCTTCATGGTAAAATGTTGACAGAGAATCAGAGAGAGACTTTACGCAAAAATATGGCGAAAGCAACTGTCATGGCGAAAGAATGGCATAATAGTAATGAAGGACATGAATGGCATAAAAAGCATTATGAGCAAATGAAAGAAAAGTTACATATTCCTAAACGGTTTGTTTGCGAATATTGTAATAAAGAATTTGTTAATACACAAATAAATTCGAGGTTTTGCTCTAATAAATGTAAATCCGCATGGAGGAGGAAATCAGGAATTGATGATATTACTAAAATTTGTTTTAAATGCGGTAAAGAATATATTGCAAACAAATATCAAAAAACAAAATATTGTCCACTATGTAAAAATAAAAAGCATTAAGCCTATAGGAAAGGCAGATGTATATAATATGGAAGTTAAAAACCACCACAACTTTAGTGTTTGTGGTGGTTTTATTGTACATAATTGCATGGATGCTGCACGATATTTTGCTTATACCATTATAAGACGGGAACGAAAATGGAGTTGAGATAGATGATAAAAGAATTTATCGAAAGAATAGGGCAGGTGATCAGAAAGATGCTTGGAAGAGAAAAAATAAAAGATGCCATCGGGGTTGAGGTAGCGGTATCTGACAAAATGGCGAACGGGATTGATCTCTGGGCTAAGATGTATAAAAATGAACCGCCCTGGAAGGAAAAGAATACAAAGCTTTGTGGATTGCCTGCTGCTATTGCCGGAGAGTTCGCAAGACTTGTTACGCTGGAACTGAAAACAGAAGTTACAGGAAATGATTTTATCAACGAAGAGTACCAGGCAGTTGTTAGTGACATCCGTAAATATACAGAATATGCCTGTGCTAAGGGCGGGTTAGCAATGAAACCTTATGCATCAGAAGGGCATATAGAGGTAGATATGGTTCAGGCAGACAGGTTCTTCCCTACGAAGTTTAATTCCAGAGGAGAAGTTACGGCAGCGGTATTCGCTGAGAGCTTAACGGTAGGGAAAAAGGTATATACCAGACTGGAGTATCATCAACACGAAGGCACAATGTATCACATAAACAACAAAGCTTTTGTGAAACAGGATCTTGATAATGTTGAGGTTTTGGGGAAAGAAGTTCCTCTTACTGCTGTACCGGAATGGGCTAATCTGCAGGAAGAAGTTACGCTTAAGAATGTAAAGATGCCACTGTTTGCCTATTTCAAGATTCCTAATGCGAATAATGTGGATGATACATCACCTCTTGGTGTTTCTGTATATTCCAGGGCTATCAATGACATTAAAGAGGCGGACAATCAGTGGACAAGACTCCTTTGGGAGTTTGAGGGTTCGGAGCTTGCAATTGATGCAGACATTACCTTGTTTAAAAAGGATGATAAGGGAAATTATGAGTTTCCAAAGGGCAAGGACAGACTGTTTCGCATGATGGACCTTGATGATAATGCCGAGAAATATAAAGTGTTTGCACCGGCTATTCGCGATGAGAACCTTATTAATGGATTTAATGCGATTCTTCGCAGGATAGAGTTTAATGTAGGGCTTGCTTACGGGACATTAAGTGACCCAAATACCGTTGATAAGACTGCGGAAGAGATTAAAGCAAGTAAACAGCGTTCCTATAGTACGGTATCTGATATCCAGAAGTCATTACAGACTGCATTAGAACAGTTAGTATATGCTATGGATGTCATGGCTCAACTTTCTGGACTTTCTGGCAGAAAGAAATACGAGATGAGCTTTGACTGGGATGATTCTATCGTAATTGATAAAGAACAGGAACTTGCCAGTATGCAGCAGGATGCGGTTGCCGGCTTTATCCGAAAAGAATTATACGTTGCAGCCAAGTATGGTGTGTCAGAAGAGGAAGCTTTGAAAATGATGCCTCAGCAGGATGAACGTTTTCAGATAGCAGAAGAATAGGTGGTGTTTTATGCTAGAGCCGGAATACCTTGAAAAATTTTCAGATCAGCTACTTGCCCTGGTTGATGCGTTAAGCACAGCGATTATAGCAGATATATCAAAACGTCTTGTAAAAACCGGAGAAGTAACGGAAACTTCAAGACGGCAAGCAGAAATCTTGCAGGGAGCGGGGCTCCTGTATAAAGATGTTCTAAAGCGTGTTTCGCAGGTCTCTGGATATATGAATACAGAAGTCGAAAGAGTTTTTGAGGAAGCGGGAGTAAGAAACCTTAAGAATGAAGCAGTTATTTATAAAGCTGCAGGTGAAAAAGAGATAAAACTTCATCAGTCAGAAACGATGCAGAAGATTCTTGCAGCAAATCTAAGAAAGACAAAAGAAGAGATTAATAATATTACTTTAACAACGGCTGTTAAAACGCAGAGTGCTTACATAACCGCTTGCAATAAAGCAATGATGAAAGTACAGACCGGGGCTTTTAGTTATGATAAAGCGATTGCGGATGCAATTAAGGAAGCGGCGGTGCAGGGAACCGAGGTTTTATATCCATCCGGGCATGTAGATAAGTTAGACGTAGCAGTAAGGAGAGCCGTTCTAACCGGGGTAAATCAGTCGGCAGCGGAAATGAATCTTCAATATGTCAAAGAGTCTGGCTGTGATCATGTAGAAACAACCGCCCACTCAGGAGCAAGACCAACTCATGCAGTGTGGCAAGGAAAAGTCTTTTGTGTTTCTGGAAAAGATAGCAGATATCCTCCATTTTATGAAAGTACTGGATATGGAACTGGTGCGGGGCTTTGCGGCTGGAACTGTCGGCACAATTTTCATGCGTTCTTTCTTGGAATATCTGTACCAGCTTATTCACAGGAAATGCTTGACGATTACAGTGCCAGAAAGCATGAGTACAATGGCAAAAAGTATACCGAGTATGAATTAAGTCAGATGCAGCGTTCACAGGAAAGAAAGATAAGAGCAACAAAAAGAAAACTTACAGGATATGACGCTGGAATAAAAAATACAGATAGTAATACATTAAAAGCAGAGCTGACAAATAGGTTTGAAAGTGAGTCGGCAGAGTTAAAAAAGCAGGAGAAATCTCTTAAAAAATTTTGCAGGCAAACCGGAAGAAGATATGAGTCTGCAAGGACACAAGTTCATGCAGTATTGGATTCAGAAGGAAATATCGTTGGATTTAATAAAAGCGTTGCACAGAAAGCGGTATGGGCAAGTAAAAGACATACATCTAAGATGCAGATGGCGAAGCAGCTCAATAAGTTGTCAGATGAGGAAAGATTGGCAGTGCAAAGATATACAGGCTTTGCCGCTCACCGGGTAAACCGGGCACTGTATTCCGGCAAGTCGCAAATGATTGAAAAAGATCGGGAGTATATGAAGGTACTGGATTCCGCGTTAGATAAGGGAGTTATTGAACGTAAGATAGTCGTTCATCGAGATACGATACCGGAATTTCTAAATGTATTCCCAAAAGGATTTAAATATTCTGAGCATGATATGGAGAGATTGGTAGGAAAAACGTTAACTAATATTGGTTATACGTCAACTTCATTTAGGGATATTCAATATGGGGGAAGAAATGTACATCTTGAAATAGAAGTACCGAAGGGATACAGAGGTTGTTTGTACATAGAAAGTCTAGCAATTAAAAAATATAAAAATCAGCAGGAAGTATTGTTTAAAAGAGGTTTTCGCTGTAAAATAAAAAATATCGAAAAGGAAAATGATAGGTATTACATAAAAGCGGAGGCAATCTTATGAAAGAAAAGGGATATTATTATGACGAAAATGGAAAGTATTGTGAAATCGAATTAGGTCCAAGTTTTGATGATTTTCCAGGCATGTTTACCGTTGCAAGTCCGATACCTCTTTGTGATGCTTGCAAGAAGGCAGACTTTGATAGTAATCGCCGCCAAACCTTATGTAAAGCATATGGGAAAATACCAAAGAAATATTTGTCCGCAAAAGATTATAATTGCCCACATTTTGATAATGAAAATAACGGTTGGTACCAGTTGATTAAAGACAAGGTAGAAGGACAACAGAAGAAAGAATAATAAATTTGAATTTAGCACGCTCGATATATCAGGTGTGTTATTTTTATACTCATTTTTAACATGGGGAGAACTCCTGTCAGGGTATGCTCCTGACCTCCCCAAACGAACCACGAGACGTAGTGAAAGGCTGCGTCTTATTTTAGTGATTCAGAAAGGAGAATTGCAATGAATAACTTAATGATTTTTGAAGGACATGATGTGGAAGTGTTTGAACTGAATGGACGGGTGTTATTTAATTCAAAGCACGTTGGAAAATGTTTAGATCTTTCAGAGAGCGCAGTGAGAAATTATCTTGCTCAAATGAATTAGAGGCAGGCAATTATAGTTAAAAACTCAGATGTCCGAGATAAGGACATCCGAAAATTGAATAATGCAGGTGAAAAATTTCTTACTGAATCAGGTGTTTATAAACTTGTTTTCAAGAGTCGTAAGCCAGAAGCAGAAAAATTTAGCGATTGGGTAACGGATGAGGTTCTCCCACAGATTCGCAAAACAGGTTCTTATGAAGCTCCAAAGAAAAAGAATGGCGGGAAAGAAAAGCTCTCTTCTGTTAATCAGATGGCAAAAAATATCAGTGGTCTGTTAGGTAAAGCTGGTGTGGATGATAAGTTCATTGCAGCGGAAA